TCGATTTTCTTTGACATGATTTTTAGAATTTAAAGACTGGAATTGCAAAATTACCTTTATTACCAGAAGCAATCTGAATAAAGCCAGCAGAGGAAAGAGCAATAGCCTCACTATCACCAACATCGTTGCTTGAAAGTACATTAACTATTGTTTCACTACCTGGAGCTTCAGCATCCATTGAACCGAAGAAGATTTGACCATTACCGGATGTATCAGTACCAGAAAGGTTTTGTTCAATTGAACTTGAGGTCGAGATAACACGTCCAGTAGAGTCATATTCTGAATTATTGAATGGGTACATCACATCACCACCAATAATTTCAAGTCTAAGCTCTCCTGTACCTGCCTTTTCAAGACCATTACCAAGAGCAGAATCTTGAATAGCATCTGCATCAACTGTATCTGCACCTGCCTTAGCAAAGTCAAGCCTATTACCTGTAAATGTAAATGCTTCAGTAACATCAACCCCAACAGGATCACCATCACCTCCACTAAGACCCTGACTAAGATCACTTGCACTAAGATAAAGTCTTGATGATTCAAGCTGACCTGAACCATTAACAAAAATTGTTGAACCATCAACTGCTGCAGAAAGACCAGTTGTTGTAATCTCAATACCACCATTAGGTACTACAAAGTCGGAAGATACCTTATCAATTGTAATACCATTATCCTTAATCTCAAGTATACCAGCATTATAATCAAGTGTAGTGCCATCAGTACGTGTACCAATAAATGTCCAAGCACTAAGCATTGCAGCATCTGTACCAGAAAGCTGATATAGCAGGTTATCTTCATATACTAAGTCACCAGTAACAGCATCTGTGAGGTCTGTTCTTGTACCGACATACATCGGTGGGTAATTCTTAGCACCTAAGACGGTACCCCCGGATAGGAACCCATCACCAACAAATACTCTCTTAGAGTCAGTTGTATAACCAAGTTCACCTTGCTCGAGAATTACACTCTCACGTTGAGCATCAGTGCCCCTTCTTAATTTAAGTTTTACGATTTCAATATCTGGCATTGTTCTAAAATGTTAAGCGATTCGTTCCCAGACATACAAACCGAATGCTGGAGGAAGATTGTTATGAGATTGACCACCACCAGCGGTCGAAGATGTAATTGAAAGAGCATAATCAGCATTTTTGTGCTTACCCACTCTATGACCAGCCTTATTCTCAGAGTTTGGAATACCTGTATAGTCTTTATTATCTACAACAGTCTCATGTGTATGCGTTGGCATTTCATTTACTGTTAAAGTATGCTTATATTCACCAGTTGTGTCTGAGTCGCCACCTGCTACGGTATGTTCTGTACCGTTAATGTCGGTACCCGTACCAGCACCAGCAATAAATTGACCTTCTGCAACACGTGTCCATGACGTACCTACCATACGAGAGCCAGGATTGTTATTGTCTTTAGAGAAGAAGAGTGAACCGACAGGGTAAATAATATCAGCAATAGAAGAAGCAAAGGAAGCTCCAAGCTCACCACTAACTTCAATACCTTCTCCTTCACGACCTACTGATAGTGCACTCTTATTGCCAAACCCATCATATATATCTGCTTTACCAGAAGCTGGGAGAGGAGCACCCTCTGCATGAAGAACACCTACGTAGGTATCAGAGACGTTAGTGTTAGTTAGTGATTGACTCGCCATACATATATTTATAAGGACAAGCTGATTAAGCCATTAGATTTCTATAATTCCAGCAGAAGTATTGGAAGGTTGAATCTTAGAACCAACTCCAGGTTGGATAAAGTTCATTAACCTACCTTGAAGTTCATGTACGAGTTTAAAGCAGCGATTAAGTACCCCTACAAGATTCTCTTCATTGCCATGTACGTAGAGATTCTCAAGCTCTTGAATCAAGAACTTATCAAACTCAACATTATAATCATAATCATCAAGCTCGAGAACGTCGTCTACAAACTTACCAGTAAATCTACCAACAATGTTATTTTTAAGTGTTAAAGTATCATTAACAATCTTAAAGAGTTCAGTATTAACAACAGATTGCTGAATAAATGAATCGGAGTTAAGTGAGAAAGCAGCACTACCGTAGTTAGCATAGTTCTCATCTTTAAGTACTCTCTGATATGCTATAGGCTCATTGAAGAAGTATAATCTACCATTTGTAAGCATAATAGCTCTATCAGTACCGTCTTTTGTTGGAAAGATATTAAAGTTGTTAATATCATAATCAAGAAGACCATCAACACGAGTAACACTTGTACCTCCACCCACATTAAGGTTCCATAGGAACTCGCAATGATTAAAGTTAGCGTGTGTAAAGTTCCACCTATTATTAAGAATATCACTTCCTGGCTCAAGAGGAGCTGGACGAAGAAGGTAGAGTCTTGAATCTTTAAACTTACCAATAACCTCATTAGGTCGAGTTTTAAACTTTTTATATACAGTCTCGTTAGTTGAGAAGTACCAGAAGTTACTATCAACTCCGGAGAATGTAACATCATTAATTACTTCGGTAAGACCAAGCCTTTCATCAAGTAGTACTTTCTCTCTATCTCTAAAGTTATCACCACTAAAGCGATATAGATAAGGTATTCTGTCAAGTTTATTAGTAATAACAGTTCTGGAAGTTACAACATATAAAGCATTAAAATCAGGATCAAATGCCATTCCACCAAATGTCTCATTTTTAAGATCAATAGAAGTAATACGTGTAATATAGTTAAAGTCACTATCAAACACCTTAACACAGAAGTTACCTGAGTCGTGAATAGCAACTTTGTCTTCATGAGCTGCAAGCTTAGTAGGACGTCGAAACTTGGTTTGTCTTGTCTTCTCACCTAACCCACCAACTAACTCGATGTAATTTCTTTTATTCTTTAGAGCAGAGTCATTATTCAGATACCCTTCAATATCATATTTAAGAACTGTATTATTACCAGTATCTGAAACATATAAGAACTTCTCTGTAGAAGCAAGACCACCAAGTTCAGCAAATGCTAAGTCATTTTCCTTTGACTCGTACCCTGTAGAATCTTCAATAATTTTAACTGAAGTGTTCGAACCAGTTAGAGATATAAGATTTGAAGAGGTACAACAGAACAAAGAGAAATTATCACTATCGTCATAATTAACTTGAGCAGTAGCATCTACAATATAGCCAAATGCACTTAAGTAGTTATTATCTGCAAATTTTACATTAGATTTATATGCAGGAGTATTTTCATCACTTACATTAATCTCAAAACCGGTTGAGTAGGTATTAGGTACTGAAGCATATGTCATTACATCAGCAACAGGAAGCCTGTTTGATGAAATAAACATACGTGAATAAACATAGTTATTATTCTCTCGAAGAGTATCTAACTTAAACTTAAATAGGTCGAAGTTAAAGTTATCATTAAGACTAAAGAGACAATCATTTTCTGTATTAGGTAGACTAGTAGGGCTATCAGTAACACATCTATCATGAAAGAACTTGGTGTAGAATAGATCAGTAGCGTATGTAGATTTAGGTGTGAGTACCTTACCTGTACTTACTTCAGAGGCAACACCATCCTTTAACTGAACATAACCACTAAAGTCAGCCCCTGTTAAAGAGAATAAACTACCATCTGTATAGATCTTTTTGTATGAATTATAATCAATCATGTTAATATGTTTTAAAGACTACGTCGTTAATCTTAACACCAACAGGAGCAAAGCTATTGGCTTCTGCAAGTATAGATGTCTTAATCTGCTCTCTAACAACCTCATCTGTAATCTTAAGATTACGAACAACAATGTTGATGTTATTAGAGGAGTTAGTTCTGTTAAACTTGAAGAATTGCTGAATCTCTGTCTTGGATGTTCTTTGACCTGCTGGTATAGAGAGTACAATATCATCAACTTTCTTTGTTAATAGGTATAGTGCATAAACCATTTCAGTGCTAATTGCTTCATTATATATGAAAGGATTAGATATTGTAAGATCTTTACAATAGTAGTGACCTGGCTGTTTCAAGTAAGTAGATAAGTCCATGTTACTTTGGAAGCCTGCAGAACCAATAAAGAACTCATCACTAAAGATATCTTGGATAAGGTACTTACCAGGAGCAAAGGTTTGGTTCTCATACAATACACCATTAACATAGAGAGAAGCATTACCTTGCTTAGTATCAAGTCTATATGTAAAGTTGTAGAAACCAGCTTCGAATGTTGTTGGATCAAATGATATATTCTGTGAAAGGACATCTTCAGTATTAAGATAGTTCCTTAAGGTTAACTTAAAGTCAATAGAACTTGCATCATAGTTATGAGTAAGTGTATTATAATTAGTAAGCTTTTTACCAGCTGTATTACTTGCAAGGTTACCTTCAATAAATGTAGCTTGAAGTGAGTCTTGAAGGAATGAAGTACCCTTTACACCATACAAGTTACTGTCTGGACCTTCTGCAAGGAAAACAGGATAAGTTACTTGCTCACCATTAACATACTCGTTAACCCAATCTACAGATAAGAACTGACCACCTGAAAGAGTAGTAAAGTTACTTACTTGTGTAGGTATTGTTACATTTTCAATAGAACCGGAGAGTTGAAATACACCACTTGTATTGTGTACATAATATTGATCTGATTTAATAGTATAGATCTTATCTTCTACAACAACAAAGTCTTTTACATCACCATTAAGGAAAGCTTCTGGTGCACCATCAAGGTCATGCTTAACAATATAAGAAGATACTTGGTAGAATACTGTACTGTCATTTTCCCAGTTTTTATTCTTACCTACAAGCTTATAATTATTGTCATTATACTCAAGAACGTTATCATATAAGCAGAACTCATTCTCGTATACATCAAACTCTTCAGCAGTAACATCAGTTACATCAAAAGTATCAAGATCAAATCGTCTCACTTTTTGATCAGAGGAGATAAAGTCAATATGATCATGAGTCTCGTAGAAGCCATAGTAATCAAGAATCTCTGAACCACACTCTAACTTAATCTTATTGCCTTGTGAGTTAACTTTATAGAAGAGGTTACCAGCTGTTGTAACAACATAATCATCAAGAGCACTTCTCTTAAAGACATTTTTAATTTTAGTCTTGAAGCCTACCTTATTACGAAGTGTAAAATCTGTATTGTAAATGTAAAGTACATTCTCGCTAACAACATGTATAAATGGTGTAACTGTCTGGTCTTGAAATACACCAAATCCTCTGTTTGTATTATTACCGAGAAGAGCAAAACCATACTTACGGTTAGGGTCGAGATACATGTTAAAGCTAGTAGTAAAGTTCTTTGTCTTATCTACTTCTTTTGATACATTAAAGCATACAAAGTTTGTGCCATCAAAAGTTATCTCGTCATTAATATAATCAACACAAAAATTCTCTGTCTCTCCTCTAACAATCTTTGATTGTGTATAGCTATCGAAGCTTGACACAAGAGGAGTAGAGCTTTCAACAATCTCACGTATATCGGCATCACCAATACGTTCATACTTAACTCTTGAATTTGGTGTAATGCAAGTATCACTCTTTTTATCAAAGAACTTCTCTTTATTTAGAACTAAGTCAGTTACATCGAGATCAATACTATCAACACTATCAATAAAGGATGGGCTAAAGTATGTAGTAGCTGAAAGAGCCGCTTCCTTAGCAATCTTATCAGGGTAATAATAACGATCTACCCATATCCCTTGCTCTTCAAGTGAGCTACCACTCAACCAAGTGCAGAGGTAGCGTCCATTATCATATTGAGTAGTGTTTTTACGCTTAACAGATACTCTATCAGAAAGCTTAGGAGTAGGACCAGCAAAAGCACCATTAAAGACAAACTGTGAATCATTCACATTAAGCTTTTCGTACGGGTAAATAGATGATGGTGTTGTAAATAGTGTATCAGACCCATTTGTTACAAATACATCTTTATCATAGAAGCTATAGTTGAGATTTATCTTATTAAGACCTTTCTCCTGATCGCCACCAGATTCAATGTTGTAATATTCTCTTGGATCACCACCAAGACCGACTTTGCTATCAATCATGCTCGAACCACGCTTAACAAAGTTAAACTCAGAGCGGTTAGTATCAAGTGTAAAGTAATTAACAGGGAAAGAGTCAGGGGTAATAGTATTGTAGTTAGCAACTAACATATACTGACCATCTTCATCAGTGTTACTATTTGCACCATCAATAATCAGGTTAGTTGTCTTAAAGCTATTATAACTTGCAAAGCTCTTATTAATAAACTCTTTGTTTTGATCTAAGCTATAGTCGATGTGAATAAGGTTGTTAATACCTCTGTTAAGATCACCTGATAAGAAAGGTTGGATAGTAAGTTGACCACCACTTAAACTAACAACTTGAAGTTTTGAATTATAAAACTTGTATAGTTGCATGTATCCATCATCATCAATAATATATCGAAATACATCTGCCTGTTCAGTATTAATGTCTTTGTATTCATCACTATTCTGATAGAATACAAACTGATTATGATCAGTATTGTAGTTAAGATAGAAATCAAATTGACCATTGTTATGCTTAATACGACAGAGGTTATTATTAAGTCCCTCTATTTCGAAGAAGTAGTTATTCTCAAAGAATCCTGTCTTTTTTAATGGTTGAATACTAAGTGACTTTTGCTGATTGGTTGCAGACGTGTTACTGTCGAAGATATAAAAATATTCAGCAGGTGCACCATCAGGTCTCTCAAAACCAAGTCTGGTAACTAATGATGTTGACTGTTCCTCTTCAAGAGAAGATAAAGATATGAAATTTGTAAGCTTATCTCTTTTAGTAAGGTAATAAGAGCTATAATTGTTAATAGAGCTATCTTTTGCACCAGAAAGTGCATCAATCTTGTTAACCGTAAAGCCTTGTTCTAAAGTAGACTTAGCCTGATTGACAGAGATATACCTATCCTGGTATTCAGCTTGAGGGAAGGATACTGCTGAAGTAGAATGAGTAAAGATGTTAGCCATTACACTTATTTAATGGCAAAGTCTATTTATACAATCAGTTATTTAGATAAGATACGTAAGTACGATGATCAAATTTTGATTCCAAATTAGCAATAGTATTAGAACCAGAAGCGCCTACCATTTGTGTAGACTGAATACCGAGCTTTTTAATATTATCATAATAACTCTCTCTTAAGAGCTTAATTGGCTGGAGTATATTAGCGTAGAATCCATTATTGTAGTGAATAAGGAACTGTGCAGTAAGAGATGTAGCAAAAGAGCTTGTAGATTGTGTAAATGTATGATCGTAGCTATCAAGAATAGTACCACCTACCTTACCGTAGAGCATCTCATTGAAAATAGACTCTTCCTTATAGTTAAATACAAGATCTTTCTGATTGAAGCTAATATTAGACTCATCACCCCAATTAATATCAAGAGTAAGTGCTTGGTTAGCAGCTTCATCAATACCAGTTAGAACAAACGTAATAGTTGGATCACTTTTAAAAATAATCTCATCCTTAAGAACGTCTGTGTTTGCTGTGGTAGCTGAAAGATTAATATAAATGTTGTTCATTAAATTGTAATGTTGAAGTTATCTTGATCTCTGGTGTATGTACCACCATTAGCAGAGATAGAGCTGAAGTTAGACTTATTACCAAATGTAGTTGTACGATTGATATTACTTTGAGTTTCATACCTGTTTGAATCAATCGCACTTAAAGCATTATCAATAAGCTTAAAAGATACATCAACAAGGTGAGTGAAGTCGTTCATATCGTTAGCAATATATGTCAACTTAAAGAGGTCATTTCTGCTATTGTATGCAATGGTAGGTGTGTGAATAGAAGTAGGAACGTAGTTACGATCGGTATTACTTGTAACGTTAAGTTCAAAGTCAGTAACAGAGTTACCAACATCCTCTCGAGGGTATACAAGACGTGACTTGTTAGTATCAATAGTGTATTCGTAAATCTCAGGGTAGTAAGCTTTGTAGTTATCAGCCTCATTGGTACACTCACCATCTTGCTTAAACTTACCAAAGTAGATCTTACCAGTTCTTTCTACATAAAACCTATTAGTGAAGGTATCAGTGTTATCAGCGCTGCTAGCAGGGTAGTACGTATTAACTGTTGAAGGTTTAACAAATTCACCACCTACATACTTAATCTTATCTACAAGAAGGCCAGACTTTGTCTCAAGGAAGATTGTATTTTGTATAATATCAAAATCTACAAGCTCATGATTAAGCTGTGATTGAACAGTAGTGGAGTATTTACTAATTATAGGGTTAAGAGCAGCTGAAAGTTTCTCTGATGTAGAAAAGGTGCCATTCTTAATATATAGAGTGCCATCGAGAGTGGCCTTCTCTTCATTTGTAAGAGATGTAGCACTTGAAGAGAGATCTGAGAGAACAGTTGAACCTCTTTCATCAGTAGTGTCAACATATCTTAAGTTATCACTGTAAATAAAGTCATTAGGTAGTTGAACGTCATCTGTAAAGAACCCACCATCATAATCTTTATAGCCAATACCAGCTGAAAGGAAGTATTTAACATCAGGGAAGAATTCACTATTTTGATCTACTGTAGCATCTGCACGAACAGTATAGTGTGAGTTTCCATTAGCATTATCAGGAAGTTTGTTACCATCAAGGAAAGTAAGAGCACCACCATCTCTGTATAATGGAATAAGGTTTCTTGAATCTTGGATGAGGTCTTGATAAGGATAAAACTCTCTCATATACAACCATAAAGGATTATCTAATGTAATATCATCAAAGCCGTTTGTATTTGTAGATAGACCAGATCTAAAAGTGTTACCATCTTGACCTGTTAAACTATAATCGAAAGAATTACCTTCAAAAGGATCAAAGAATAAGTGACCATTAAGAAGGAGATTCTTTACTGTATTAGATATATCCTCTCCTCGTGGTTTGAGAGGCTCGTACTTGAATAGTGCATATTCATTACCATAAACATCTGTCTGATGCTTCTCAACAAGACCTTCATTATACAGATCAGTAAAGTTAAGCTTATAGCTTATATCATTAAGATCTTCAAGCTGAGTAGAGTTGCGCTCTTTAGTCGTATAAGACTCAAAAGTAGTTGCCTTATTAGTTGTCCTTGGATCACCAGCAGCAAAGCCACTTGATACGTTTCTTGTATTACCCCTATAATCAAACTTATAAAAGACAGGGTAACTAGCTTGTGGGTTAGTTGATACATTACCAAACTTAGCTGGGTCAGGAAAGATGTAAACTTTGTCTTCCTGTACAAGGTTCATATCAATCTCGTAATTATAGGTCTCTGCTTGAAGCTTAAAGAGACCAATGTCATCCGGTTGGAAGTTAAGACCAACATCACGAAGAAGCTTTTGTTGATTACTCTGTACGGTAGCAGTATCAGCCCCTTGCAAGTTAAGAGCATTAGCAGCTGGATTATCAGCAGTAAACATTAAACCTGACGTTGCAGGAAATGTTGTTGTATCAATATAGTAAAAGTCTGTACCAATATACTTTTGTACAAGCGCTCTCTTTAGTGCATAAAACTCATTGAGAGGTATACCACCCTTTTTATACTGATTGTATAGTTCAACTAATGCATTATCAGGGTCACATATAGCATCAAACTCTTGAGTTGTAATAGGTGGAGCGTTAATTGTGAAAGACCTAATGGCTCCCATAAAGTTCATTCCATTAATAGCATTAATAGCATTTGGATCTAACCAGTACTTTGGATCAACCTCGTTAATGTTATTACCATCTGCTGTATCAGGTACATCAAAGTAGTCACCATATACATCAATAAACTCCTCAACCTCAACACCAAGACCCTGAACAGCTTTAAATACTTCATCATTCTCAGTATCTAGAGCATCCTCTGAGTTGAAGATAAAGTTATAGATGTTATCAAAGATAGCTTTTTCAAGTCCAGTTTGTGAACCCTTCATCTTAACTCGATCAATAACATACTTACTTTCATCACGCTTTTTCTTATAGAAAAGAGCAATGTCTTTAAGTCTGTTAGCAAAGAAAGGAATAGCCACGTCCAAGTCAGCAGGATCGTTAAAGTCTATCTTCTGGAGGAATCTCTTCTCTGTCTCAGTAGTGTAGTTAACAACAATCTCTTTAATGAACTGTCTATAGTAATCTGTAAACTGTATCTTTTGTTCTTCTACAGAACCACCCTGATTGGAGTGCCACGCTTTGAGATAAGAAGAGTAAGAGGAACTATACTCTTCAGGGGAGTAGTCAGCTTGGGTGTTGTTAATGAAGTCCAAGAATGAAAATGGAGCAACAGTATCCTTATAATCTACCTCATCTGAGTTAGTTATAGAATATTTAACAACGACTGTTCTTAATGATGTATCTGACATAGTATTAATCTTCGAAGAGTTCTAAGCCCTCATAAAGGCTTTGAGCAAAAATGTTTGACATGGTACCATTATTCTTAGACCAATCTTCATAAGAAGTCATAGTATAAGAAATGGTAGTATTAGGATCGGTCCAATCAATGATAGAGTCATGAATGTTTCCTTCTGTTTCCTTCTGATAGTAGAAGTTGTAGATATCCGTGACATCTCTACCACCACCTGTAAGTAAAGGCCAACCCCAAGTTGAGTTGTAATCACTTAATGAATAGAAAGCGGAGTTTGAGGAGAGTGCATCAGTAATAATTTGCAATCCATTCTCTGTAATAATATCACAGTTAGGAAGCTGCTCTTGCTCAAGCTCTATACCTTCATCCAATTCAACTGACTCAGCAGATAAGAGCTGACCTGAAGTTGTAACGTAAATAAATCCTGTAGTGGTTTCAATTGCAGGTATTGCTGCAGCACTAACAGGTAAGCTGGTATTAAGGGTAATATAATCACCACTATACTTTTCATGTGCAACTATTTTCTGTCCAACGACAATCTTACTGCCAGCTGAAAGAGCTTCACCTAAGTTTTCACCATAGAAGTTGTTGAATCTATACCCGTATGATTGGTAGTGTGTATTATCTCTATTTCTACGGCCAAACAGCTTAGACCTGGAGATACTAAGGAGATTCATTACTCTCGTAAGCTTAGGTGGAAGTGAGTATTTGTTAATTCCTGGTAGATCAAGTAATTGGAGAATACCATCAAGCTGATCAATATTCGACTCATCTACAGAAGTATTATTGTCAAAGAAATTCTGAATCTTCTCATAAGTAGATTTACCGATAGAGTCTTGAGTAGCAGAAAGATCCCCAAATATAGAACCAATAAAGTCACTCATTAGCACTCTTGCATCAGTAAAGAGTGGCTGTACAGCAATCTCCTTAAATGCATCTTTAAAGTCAATCTGCTCACCTTGCTTAGCTACTGTATAGAACGAAGATGGGTAGATTGTAAATGTATTGCTAACACCAGTATGGAACGGGTCTGAAGAGTCAGTAATTTCAGAGTAGGCACTTAAGTATACATTCTCGAGTGTAGTGTGGTTATCTGTTGTAAAGTATCCCTTATAGAAACCACCTTTATCAAGAGTAGAAAGTTCTTGGAAGTTTGAAACAATATCAGCATCATATACAGTAGTGCCATCTGTAAGATATAAATCCAATGAAGCATTAGTAGTACTAAGCAATGGCATATTCTTTTGAGTATTGTTACGATCATCCTTAACCTTAACAACAAAAGCAATCTTTGAACTAGCAAACTTAGTATCACCTATATCGAAGATTGTATTACCATCAGCACCTTCACCATCAATACCATTTGATGTAATAGTTAAATTATTATATGTATTATTTTCTTTAATAGAAGCTTTAGCACCATATGTTGTGGTGTTAGTGTTATCAAAGATACTACCTACCTGAAAGCCAAATAGTAGGTTATAAGTTCCTACAAAATCACTTCTAAAGTAAACTTCACTTGTACCTGTTAATCCTGCAAAGAAAGCATCTGTATCATTTTTATCGGTATATACAATCTCATTATTTGCATCAAGTTTAATGTAGATATCTTTATTTTCTGTAGTTACAACATCTGTATCAAGAGTCTCGACAATATTATTAGATGTTAAGATCTGTACAAATGAAGATGAAGGGTTGAGATGCCCATATGTTTGATCTGCATAACCTTTACTGAAGAGATCGTTATCAGTAGCACCAGAAGCATAAGCAACAATAGTTGGTGTACCTACTCGGAAAGAGTTATATCTCTCAATAGTGATTGGGTTAATAATCTCACCTGTATTGTGTACAATATCAGTAGGAGAGTCAATAATAAGCTTATCTTCAATAAAGTCTTTAATCTCTACCTTAGAGTGAAAGGTGTCAAAATAACCTGTACCATTCTCATCATAAAGATAACAAGTAACTTTGTATCTACCAGGCTTATCATAAGCATGCTGAGCTGTTACAGTTTCTGCTGTTGTACTACCATCACCAAAGTCCCATACAACTCTCTTATTAGAGATGAAGTCAGCAATACCATCCTCTAAGTTAGGAGCAAATGTAAGAGGGGTAAATGGCAATGCATAAGACTCATAGGTCTCAGCGCCAGTATAATCTCTAACATAGAAAAAGTTGTACAATAGATCAAACTCACCGGATTGATCAAGTTGTAAAGAGCTTAGCGACATACACTTATTTAATCGCCGAGCAAGTGTTTACAAGCGACGAATTTCAATCTTCTTAGCTATATCCTGTGGCTTGTAGAAATATGCAAACTGGAAATCTTCAAGCTGATAGTTAAGAGACTGAATAGCACGATCTTCTTCTTTGTAGTCAGGATTCCATACAGCAAAGCTAAGGTTGGCAACTTCTGCATCTTCATTAACTGTATGTAGGGCTGTTACTCCAGAAATATTAAGAATGTCATTAGTAAGAGCTGCAACATCAATAATACCACCTAGCTGTACTTTATTGAAGTAATCGTTAAATGTATTATATACTGCTGTCTTAACAGCACCATCATTGATAGCTTGGTTTCTATCTAATGTAATACGAAGCTTAGAGTTATTAACAATATCATCGATAGTATCATTAGTAGCAAAAGAACTTCCAAGGCTTGTCGCACCGAATGCAAATGCCTTGAATATTGGGTCAGCTACAACCACGTTCTGTGTAATATCTTTCTTATTATCACAGAAGTCTGAAATAAGCTGCTTCTGAGCAGAATTGAGGTAATTAGGAACTGATCCATCTAAGGTAGGATTACCATTAGGTACTGTATAAACATATACATTGTTAAAGCTTGTAGATGTAGAGAATAGAACTTGTGAGTAAAGCACTCGAGCATCATCATTACCATTAGCAAGCCCTAAGTCGTTATAGTAAGCAAGTACCTTAGAAGTATAGTCTTCATTGGAAAGTACTTTAACATCACGTGTAATGTTATTGAAGTTTCTGTTGATCTGATATCTGTAATCATCCTTAGTTACAAGACGATTCTGTGAAGCAAATACTTTTGGAGCACTTGTTCTAATATCTTCTACTGTTTCAGCCTTCTTAGTAGGTGATGAAGCAGTAGGGTTGTTAACTGTAAGATTAGCAAGTTGAGCTGGTGTTATAACAGTCTGGTCTTTATCAAAGAGAATGTCTCTTACTTCACTAAACGCTTTAGAGTTATAAAGTGTAAATGTTGAGCCTACAAAAGCACCTGGACCGACATCACCTGCTTCATTATCAGATATTACGTAGAATATCAAAACTGTATCATTACCATTAAGTTGCTTACCATTTAAATTGTTACCAAACTTAAACTCATAGTTACCAGAAGCATTAAGACGTTTCTCAAACTTCTTAGCATCAGCCTCTTCAAGGAAGAGAGAAGCAGTCTCTGTATATTCATCCCATACACTTGTTACATTATTCTGTACGAATATACTAAATGTATTATCACTGATAAACTTAGTCTTGTTAAGGTTCTTTGTACTTTGTGTAAACTGCTTAGAAGTGAAGCTATCTACAAGAATAATATTCTCATATGGCTCGCCAGTAGCATTAAAAGTAGCTTCAGTAAGAGTACCTTGATATAGAGTTGTGTTAGATGCAGCAACTGCTTCAATAACAGTATCAAGAGTCTTCTCAAATGTAATCTCTTCTGTAGCTACAAATGTTGTACCTCCTGCTGCGATAGTAGAATAGCGAGGTAGGGTATAAACATTTGATGATAAATTAGAAGCAGATAAAGCAATATTAGCAAGAGAAGTTTGATCACCAAGAGGCTTATAACCAATGTTGGATACAAGCTTATTCATATTCTCGTAGATAGTAGCTGTATCAAATGTTGACTCGTTAGAAGTAGTATTAAGCTGGAAGAGAAGAACGTGATACATGTAAGCTACAACATCAATGAAAGCACTGAAGTTAGAACCCTCAAAGTTCTGATCCGTAAACGTCTCGTTCTCATTCAAACGCTCAATAATGAGACTCTTAAGAGAATCTGCATCGAACGTAAGGTATGCGTTCTTAGGAAGTTTATAGTCTGTGAAGTCTTCTAAGCTCATTATAGATATTTAATCTATAAGCCTTAGTTATCAAACCAAAACATAGCCATCTTTGTTCAAGGTGGCGTTTAGTGATAAGCCATGGATATTAAGTTTAGGTATACTATAGTTAATAACAATATCGTATTGACTCTGATCTTCGAAACCTTCAATAGATAGCCCTTCTAAAGTTATACGAGGTTCCTGTACGCCTAAGTTACTATATATAAACTGAGCAAGGAAGTATGATGTAGTGGTATTGATAGGTTCAAATAGATAACTTCTAAAGTCTAAACCAAATGTAGGGTTGAGGAGCTTCTCCCCAGGGGTAGTTGTAAGGATATTCTTAACACTATTAATAACAGCTTGACCATCTTGAATTTCATCAAGATCATTAAGAGTTGGTTTAGAGTAAAGCTCAGGCTTACTAAAGCGAGTCATCTCAAGATCGAACTTGATGTCTTTATACAAGTAACCACTCTCGAGGGACTTTTCCTCAATAGAGGTCAATTTAAGGTTATCTAATCTTACTGCCATTTTTTTGTATAAATATTTAGTCTCAAGACTAAATAATAGTATGGCTAAAGACAATAAATTTCTTAAACTCCTCGAGAAATATCAGGAGCGTTTTGAACAAAAAGGTTTCCTTGTTGGAGATGTAATTAAGTTTGATAAAGACTTTAAAGAAAAGGATTCTTACAAGAGTATGAATGATAACGTTAAAGACCTTATTGACTCTTATATCGAATCAGGCCTTCACATCCGTGTTACACAAGCTGATGGTGGTAATGACATTGTTGTTGCACAGGATCACGGTGGTGGTCGTTTTGTAGGTAAAGTTACTATTCCAACATCATTTGTTTCACCAGTAGATTTCGGACCTAACCTTGCACCAATTCCTGATGCACAACGCCACGAGACTAAGCTAGACATTAAGCCAGTTGAAGTTCCTGCACTTCCTACAGATGCTACAGATATGGACTCTAAAGTACCTACTGAAGGTGGTAATGTTACTAATCCTACTCTTGAAGAAGACGAGGAAGTAGTAGCAGAGTCATACACAAAGCAGTATCTTTAATGCCAAAGGAAGACAAATGGTGTCCTGAATGTGGTTGCTTCAGTGATGCTAAAAGATTTAAAGCCTTTAGGTGTAGTCACTGTGTGAAAGAGCATGGAAACCCACTAAAGGCTTTGCCTAAATTTCTTGTTGAATATTATAAAAATAAGCAAGAGGTAGAGAAGGCTAAATCACCCAAGAAAGTAGTTAAAAGAGCTACAAAGAAGACTACAAAAAAAGCTGCTAAACGAAAACCTGAAAAGAAGGTTGTTCTTATAGAGGATAGAA